CGCATTTACATACTCAGCGAGGTCTTGATAACTTTTATCAATAAAAGGTTCAATTTTCTCTTTAGCAACTCTGTCCAAAAACTCCACGATTTTATTGTCGTCTGTGTCTGATACGAAGACTTTGCTAACCAACTTATCAAATGTGATATAGACCGAATCCGTATCACTCGCAATGATGTAGTCCTCTCCTCTGGTATTAAGTATTTTATTAAGATACTGATTAAGACTATGTTCAATATAGCGAATAGCAAGTTGCCCACTTGTAGTAATCGCTTCGGCAACCAAAATATTGTAATACCTAAACCATACATTACCGATAGCACCATATGCACTATTGAGAGAAATCTTTTTAGCCATCTGGATATTATTGAACTTAGATATATCCCTAAGTAGTTTTGGGTCTTTTGTTTTTTCATAATCTTTTTGTGCCTCAATCATTAATTGTTTGAACTTAACTCTATCATCATACATCTTTTGCATGAGTTCTGGTAAGAAACCTTTTTGTGTTGTTTTAAACAAAGCACCATTCGGTGTCATTGTTGCATCTTTTAATATTGATGTATCTACTTCTTTATTTAACATCTTTTCAACTGACATATTTTTAACTGCTTTATCTGCAACTAATGTTTCTGGTGAAATATTATATTGCATAATTAGATGTGGATACAAAGAGTTTAAATCAAATGACATTACCCACTTATGTAATCCTACGATTGGGTCTTTGACATATGCACCTTCAAACTTTTCACTCTTTTCTCTTTGAATCTTTTGTGGTATAACAATATTCTTTTTTCTTAGTTCATTGTAAATAAGTATATCCCAATACTTAACTGAACCAAGCACATCCATATAATTAACTTTTGCATCATAAGCCATAGTTAGACACAACTCAATCAATCTCATTTTATCTTCTAGTCTATCAACAATCTCCACATCTTGTATGTTATAATCAATAAACGATTGAAAGTCTTTTAGATACCATTCTCTAAATGTTTCATATGGATTGTCATCTTTACTCTCACCGAGTTCAACATGTGCTATATGGTCAAGTCTGTAACTCTCACGATTGGTATAGGTAAACTTCCTATACAAATCATAATAATCTAAATGTGATACACCGAGTATATCATAAACTTGTTGTTTTTTACCCATCTTGTAAACTTGTCTATCTGATACATTGCCCCAAGGCGAAAGTCTATTAATTTCTTTTGCATCATATAAATTTTTAATACGATTACAGATATATGGTATATCAAAAAACTCTGTATTCCAACCTGTAATAATGTCTGGTTGATTCTTTTCCCAAAAAGTTAAAAACTCTTGGATTAACATTTTTTCTGAATCACATTTTACATAAGTTACATCATCTCTTGTATTGTTATAATCACCTATACCCCAAACTAATATTTGTTTGTTTTGATGATTCTTAATTGTAATTGATAGTAATGGTTCTATTGCTTCTTCTGGATTTGGGAATCCATTTTCACACGCAACTTCTATATCAATTGTTACTACAAGAATTTTATCTATATCCCATTTTACATAAGTAGGATATTCATCTGCAATATAATTATATTGAAATGTAGTATTACCAAAAATTAAATGTGGTTGGTCTTCATAAGACTTTAACCATTCTTTTGCTTCTTTGATTGTATCGTGTTTTACAGGTGTAACGAATTGTCCATCAAGGGTCTTGTGTTTAGTTTCTTTGATGACCTTACAGAATAGGGTAGGCGAATACTTGACTTTACGATTAAGTCTTTCACCATTTACATATTCCCTGACAAGCAAGGTGTTGCCCCAAGGCGTTACATTCGTATAAAATTGCATGATATAATTATACTCGCTTTAAACAAGTTTTGTCAATATTTTTATGTTAATAAATCTGGTTGATTACCATAGTGTTTATTCAATGTGTTTAACTTATCTTCGGCATCGGCAAGTTTAACCATCTCTGTATCAACTGCTTGAACTAGGTCTGGGTGTTCACCAATACCAGCAGGGTTTCTATTATAAACATCTATGTTAGCTTTGGCAGCAGCAATCTCTGCCTCATATTTTTTTCTTAGTGCATCAATTATCATTTCGGTGTCCTATAGTCTTCATCATTGTTATCCCCTCTTTCTATATAACTAGAAAGAACAAATTTTCTATCTGGGTTTACTGCAACTTTAAATCTAGTTAACAGTTCCCTGTTTATCAAAAATGTACTTCTAGAATCTCTTGTGGTTAATCCTATTGGCACATCTTTATAAAGTGTGTTGTTAAACTTAATATCTACTAATACGATTGGTCTTTTGTCTATTGTATCTACATGTACAGGATGAGATACTCCAATTATATTATTAGTAAATTTCTTACCATCTCTTTCCCATTTAGCAATCTTACCTTTTATTTCTAATTTGTCTACATGAAACATAGATGCTTTAGTTCCATTTCCTGTATCAAACTTAGCACGATATGGGCCAAGACCTACTATATCTAATCTTTCTACAAATCCAGCAGTTTGTGTAGAACCCACAAATCTACTTTTCACTTTTCCAACATGGTCTAATACTTTTTCAATTAATCTTTCATTGGTTGTTGTTTTACCATTACCATTTCCAAAGTTAGAACCAATTCCAGGCGAACCATTACATTCTAAAATGTATGCTTTACCATCTACGATTGTGTGGTCTACACCAACCATATATGCACCTGTTGTTCTATATGCATCTAGTATTAATTTTTTTTCATCATCTGATAATACATATGGTTCTGAATCAGCACCTCTATGTATATTAGACCTAAAATCTTCTTTTGGTTTTATTCTTTTTGTGGAAGCTATGATTACACCATCAACAACAATAGTCCTAATATCAAAATCCATTTCTAAAAATTCTTGTATCAATAAGTCTGCGTTGAACTTCCATAGTGATTGTATGACAGATATCATACTTTTATAATCATTTACGATTGATACACCAATACCTTGTGTACCTGTAATGGTTTTTACGATTACAGGAAACTTGCCACCTATTCTTTTATGTGCATCTTGTACAGATTCTTCGTTGTTAATAATAGATGTTTTAGGTGTTCGTATTCCATTTTGATTAAATGTAATATAGGTTGACATTTTATTATCACAAGTTAACATACCATCACGATTGTTAATCATAAATGCACCTGCCTTCTCAAAAGTAGAAAGTAATGCAAGTCCTACTTCATCATCTAAAACTCCAGCACGAACAAATACAACTGTTTTAGGTATCTCAAAATCTACTTTATTACCTTCTTTATCTGATATACTTATTAAACCTTTCTCTATATCATTTGTAGATACCCACGCCTTTTTTGTATTAACTATATGACAAGGTATTTTATTTTTGTCTGCGTATTCTTTTATTTGATTAGAAACAATCTCTTTCTCTTTAGATGATACTTTAGTTAAGATGGCGATTTGTATATCACCATCATTCACATTTTCTTCTGTGATGAATGACTGAAAGTTTTTCATAATTTACTCTGGTTGCCATTTACCCATTGTTTCTTGTTTACCTTTATAGTCAGCGATTGCACTTTTAATTGCATCTTCTGCTAAGACTGAACAATGGATTTTTACAGGTGGTAGTGCAAGTTCATTTGCAATATCACTATTTTTAATTTTTTCTACTTCTTCTACAGTTTGACCTCGCACCCATTCGGTCAATAAACTTGATGATGCGATTGCAGAACCACAACCATAAGTTTTAAATTTTGCATCTGTTATAATACCATCATCATCAACTTGAATTTGAAGTTTCATAACATCACCACATGCAGGCGCTCCCACCATACCTGTGCCGACATTTGGGTCATCTTTATCAAGTGAACCTACATTTCTAGGATTCTCATAATGGTCTAAAACTTTATCTGAATATGCCATTACTCTACCTCTTTCTTTTTCCCTATGTTATATTTAGTTTCCAACAACCAATCATCTTTCTCTTTGAAAGAAATAATTTTAATTTGACTTAATGGTGCGATAGGTTCTGGTGTAGCTTTCATCTCTACCAATCCCCAATCACTTAGAAGTTTAACTATTGTGTTTCTTCTTGCAATATCATTTTCTGACAAGTTGGTGTCTTTACCATCAAGTGCAAATAATTCTTTGAAGTGAACAATATAATACTTACCCTGTTTATGAAGTATATGGCAAGATTGATATAACTTTTTTTCTTTTCGTGAAGCAACTCCGATACGAGATAATGTTTCTCTTATCTTGAGAAAGTCATCTGGTTCTTTTAGTAGAACCTCAAACATCTGCTCCTGTTTCCAATTTACATTATTTTCCATGTTTACCACCTTTATTCAAACTATCCTTTATAGTTTTTATTTGTTCATTATTCAGTATATTAAGAGCAGATTTAGCTTTCTCATTACCATATCCATAATACTCTTTTACACATTCTAAATCTTTTTCCTTCTTTGCTTTGAGCCAAGGCGTGTATCTGTTCCTTGTTCTTAGAGTATTTAGTAAAAAATCAAACTGTAATTTCTTATCTATCTGATGATTCATATTCATCTCATTGACTAGGAATATAGTATCTTGAAAGGGTGCTAGACACTTATTTACAATGTATGCTGGATACTTCTTTTCCCATTGTTCATCTTCACTATCCATAAGTCTTTCTTTGGAAGTATTAATTGCTTTCAGATATTCTTTTAGTTCATACATTATCTAATCTCACATATGGGATACTATCTTCATAATTAGTTTCATTATATAAATTTACACTATCACCAGCAATCTGTATTCCATTGACTTTATCAAATGCTTTATATGACATATTAAATGCAATACTTCTTCTTTCACCAAAACCTTGAAATGGATATACTTGATGATACAAAGAATTTGGAAAAAGTAATAAAGTTCCAACTTTTGGATTTACCACAAAAGAACCTGTAGTAAAAATACTATCAGTATTACAAAAAGTAAATTCTATCTTACCATCTAAATTACTTTTACCAACTATATTTCTAGGTGTCATAGATGGTATCTTTAAATATAACACAGCACTTATTTGACAATTAGAATGATTATGTTGTGGGTTATATTCATTTTCATATTGTGATACTGACCAGATAGACCTCATTTGAGTTGTAATGTTTACAGCATCATGTAAATCTTTTTTACCAGCATTTAAATAAGCTTGTGTTACATAACTTTTACCTACTGTATGAAGAACACTCATAACATTTTTTTGTTCTAACATAGAGTGTGGTATTTCACTTTCAGATTTAATCTGACCAGCAAGTCTAGAACCCATATCTTTTTTATCTTTAATCACATCAACTATTTCGTTAAGTGATTTAACAACAGTTTCTGGTAACTCTGCCATCATTACCAAAGGCCCAAATGGTTTTACTAATTTTACATTACTTATTTCCATTTCACCTCAACCATAATTTCTGTTAGACAGGCAAGTATATTTATTTCTTGGTCGGCAACAAACGCTGATTGATATTGATACTTAGCCAATATAAGAACTGCATGAGGTATCGTACCACCATCAACATGATTATAGAGATTGTCGTATATCCTACGATAAATACGCACAGGGTCATTGTCCAAATTGTGGACAATCCACTTTCTGACATTTGTAAATTCTTTTTCTTTGAGTGCAACCATAAGTTCATTGATATTTACCTCACTAATGTTTACAAGGATACCAGCATCTATTTCACCAGATGTGGAATATCTTTGTAATTCATTTAAAGTTCTTCGCCAATCTGGAAAATATTTAGTCAATACTTCCATTACAACTCTAGGTTCGTATTTTATATTTTCTGTTTCCAGAATATTCTTTACACGACCAAAGAAGTCTTTGGCAAGTTTTGGTTTATCATCTTTTGCAATAATAAAATCAATCACACTACATCTTGAATGTAATGGTTCTATTAGTCTGTTCTTATAATTACAAGTAAGAATGAACCCACAATTCTTATGGAATTCTTCCATAAACCCACGCAGAGCAGGTTGAGTAGATTGTGGATTTAGATAATCTGCTTCATCAAGTATCACATATTTACGACCACCTTCAAGTGATACAGTAGAGGCAAAGTTTTTAATTTTATTTCTGAGAACATCAATACCAGATTCTTCTGAACCATTTATTAGTAATGATGTTGCACCAATTTCATCAAGCATTGCCTTGGCAACAGTAGTCTTACCGACACCAGGCCCACCTGATAAAATTAGATTTGGTATATGTTTGTCTTCTACAAATTCTCTAAAAGTTTTTTTTAGGTTATCTGGTAGAATACAATCATTGATAGTGCTTGGGCGATGTTTCTCAACCCATAAAAAAGTTTCCATAATATAAAGTCCAATTTGTTATTCATAACTTGATTCTGGTTCAAGTGCAACCCAATACTCAACATCTTTGTTTGTAGATTTTAGATGACT